GGATTGAACCCAGGCAAGAGTTTGGTTTTCCTGAGAATTTCGTCAAGTTCACGCGGCTTTTTCTTTGCAAAAGGAATCAAGTCCTTCTGCCCGTGCACAATAAACTCAACAAATTGTTCAAAGAGAGGATGGTCCACACAATTCTCCAGAATCATGTACTGGCGCGCACAGAACATGTCTGACGACCAAAGCTTAGATTTGTGAAATCTCTCGGGATACACTGATGATTTGAGTGCTCTTACTGTCGGATACACTCCACGTGTTAGCCCGTCTGGTCTGTTGTAACCTCGTTGGAACAAGCGCTGCAACGTTTTGACTTTACCAGGGTCATTCGTTGTCTTCTCGGCTTTTATAACCTGCCCAACTGCTTTTCCGATCTGTTCGAGTTGCTCAGAAAAGCCTTCGTTGAACCAATGACAATACCAGAGCATATCGTCCCCAATTGCATAACGGCAATTAGCATGCCATATGCGGTCATGTGATAAATACTCTTGAGAAGTGGCATTGCTTGGTGCTAGAGTAAGATCTACATACTCACCTAGCAAGATATCGAATATTGTCTCAATAAAATTAGTCCAGTTGCTTCCCGAACTAACCCCGTGCAGACCGGTTAATTGAGAATCTTCTCCGATAACCAACGGAATTGATTGCATATGCATTAATGACTCTCTTAATGCACTCCAATACTGCTTCTGAAAACAATATTTAATGACGTCGAACACCTCAAGAGTCTGCCAATGCGTAAAGTGTGCGTCAGTAGATGAAAAGTCAGAAGCAGCAAGCGTAGGCTGGAACTTCTCAGCTGGCATATTATAAACCTGAGAAATTGACCGTCTGCACCATTCAAATCCATGCCATGGAGCAAACTCACTGTTGCCTGACTCCACAAGCGCTGGGTGTTTGAGGTCATATTGAATCAATGCAGATTGCAGCGGCTGAAAGAATGAACCTTCTACAATATTAGCACTCATTGGAAACATCCAAACCAATCGAGTCTTATTATTGTAGTTACGAAATAGGGCAATGGCAGGATAGTTTTTCCATGCTCCGCTTTCAGCATCGGCTACGCTAGCCGAGACTACTTCAGGTGTTTTCCTCGTAGCATATAAAGGCCAACCTGAATTGGATTCGAGAGTGTCTCGAACTCGCATGTCGTCAATCACGCGATTATACGGCGCCGGGCGCAAAGCACCACCTGTTCTACGAGCTAAATCTCGCGAAACAAATGACTTTGCCATCTTC